CTATAACACTTGTTACTGGTGTGAAGGATTACGAAAAGAAAGAAGTTGAAGTTAAGAAATACCAACATCCCTTCTTTACAAAAGGATTTTTCATAAAACGAGCGATTGAACTAGGTGCAGAATTTGAAGAGAATGAACAAGTTATTCCTTTGGATTTATTCAATAGGTTAACAAACTTTATCACAGAGTTATATAACAATCAATTTACGGAGGAAGAACTTATCAACGGAATTAACTCTGATCGTATTATAGAAACTTATATTTTAATTTTGTTCGGAGTTCTTCAAGGTGAGCAAAAAAACGACTAAAGGGCGAAGAGAATTTAACAGAAGAAGATTTTAGTTTTGTTAAACAAAAAGAAATGATTGATAAGCTCTTTGCCAAATTATTAAAAGAACATTCTATAAATGAAATATATGAAATGGATATTTTGGAATTATTACGATTAACTAACTTAGACAAAAATATGAATAACGAAACAAAAACAGTCGATTCGTTATTTGCAGCGTTTGGAAAATAATTTAAGAAAGGAGGTAAATATATGACAATTGGCGGTACTCCTGTTGGTAATATGGTCATTAAGGTTGATTTAGATGCTGTCGGAGTAGAAAAATCTATGACTGGATTACAAAGGCAGTTAAGATCATCTAACAAAGCTATGGGGGCACAATTATCTGCATTTGATCGTGGAGATAAATCTGCTGCTAAATATGGAGTTATGATTGAGGGTTTATCTAACAGACATCGGATTCAAGCTAGGATGGTACAAGAGGCCAGAGCTAACTATGATCACATGACTAGAACGTATGGCGAAAACTCTGTAAAGGCTCAACAAGCATCACAAGAATTAAATGAGCAGATCGCACGTTATCAAGAAACGGGTAGAGAGTTAGATAATGTTACCTCTGAATTTCAAGAGTTTCAAAGAGTACAAGAAATTCAGAACAAAGGTTGGTATAAGGCCGCTGATTCAATGGAACAGTGGGGCGGTAAATTAAAAACAGCAGGTACTGCTATGGATAAGACAGGTAAAACCCTCACTCGTAGGGTTAGTATGCCATTAGGTATTATTGCAGGTGCTGCTATAAAAGTCGGATCTGACTTTGAAGCTGGTATGTCTAAAGTACAAGCGATATCTGGTGCAAGTGCAAAAGATATGAAATTGATGGAAGATCAAGCACGTGATCTGGGAGCTACAACTGTATTTAGTGCATCGGAAGCTGCATCTGGTATGGAGTTCTTGGCTATGGCTGGTTTCGAGACTAATGAAATCATGAGTGCAATGCCTGGATTGTTAGACTTAGCTGCATCATCCAATATGGATTTAGGGCGAGCAGCAGATATTGCTTCAAATATTATCAGTGGTTTTGCTATGGAAGCTGAGGACGCTGGAAGGGTTGCGGATGTATTAGCTAAAGGTGCATCAACTGCCAACACTGACGTTGAAGGTTTAGGAGATTCTATGGCAACAGTGGCACCAGTAGCAGCATCATTAAGTATAGACCTAGAGGATATGGCTGCAGCAACTGGTAAAATGGCTGACTCTGGTATTCAAGGTTCTAAAGCTGGTCGTATGCTTAGACAAGGTTTATTACGACTTTCCAAACCAACAGGAGAAGCAGCTGATTTAATAGATGATCTTGGCATTAATGTGTTTGATGCAGAAGGTAATATGAAATCGATGGATAAGGTTGTTGCTGAACTTGAGAAAGGTTTAAAAGGCCAAACAAAACAGCAAAAGGCAGCAGCACTAGCTACGTTATTTGGTTCTGAAAGTACAGCAGGTTGGTCAGCACTTTTAGAAGTTGGATCTGACACTCTTGCTGATTATTCAAATGAATTGAAGAATTCTGAAGGAGCAGCAGCAGATATGGCTGAAACCATGCAAGATAACTTGCAAGGTAGCCTTAAAGAATTAAAATCTATGATCGAAGATTTATTTATTGAAATGTACCAAAATTTAAGACCTGCATTGGAATCTACTATTGATGGTGCAAAAAGTTTAACTAACTGGTTTGCTGAATTAAGTCCCAAAACACAAGAAAACATTATCAAGTTTGGTGCACTAGCGTTTGCTATGGGTCCAGTTCTTAGTATCACTGGAAAATTAACATTTGGTATAGGTAGTTTAATGCAAGGTGCTGGTTCATTAACAAAAACAATTGGACTATCTAAAGGCGCAGGTTTGTTAGGTGCTATGGGAAGTTTAGGGCCATTGGCAGTTGGCGGAGTTGCAGTGGCTGGATTAGCCGCAGTTAGTGTAGCTGTTTATAATGCAGTAAAAGAATCAAAAGATCTAGAAGAAGTTAATTTAGACGTGGCTAAATCCCTGTCAGATGAAGCAATTGAATTAGAAAAGGCAGCAGACACATTTGATAAACTATCAGGAAAAGCAAAAATAAGTAATGCAGAATTAGCAGAATTGAATGATCTGAACATCAGAATCTCTGAATCGAGCAATCCTGGGGAAATAAAAGAATTGCAAAAGCAATACGATGCACTTGCTGAAAAGTCAGGATTATCAAAAGATGAGTTGCAAAATTTGTTTGAAGCTAACGGACTCATTATCAAGCAATCTCCCGATGTTAAACAATCCATATCTGATCAAGGTAATGCGTTCGCAGAAAGTACTAAGGAAGTAAGAAATCATATTGAAGCTATGTATGATTTGTCATTAGTTGAGTTAGAGGGGCAAGTATCAGCTGCACTAGAAAATCAAGTTGAATTGCAAAAACAAAAAAATGAATTACAAAAAGAACATAGTGGTTTACTTGATGAATTGCAAGTAAAAGTTGATGCAAATAAGCTTTCTGAAGAAGAAAATAAAGCAAGGCAAACAGAGATAAACAAACTTTTGGAGGATAGGACACTTTCATATGAAGAGGCGAAGCCATTACAAGAAGAACTGACTGCATTGGTAGATATTGAAAATGGCGATCATGCAAAAGCTGTTGAATATATGCAAGAAAAGATAAATAAGAAAAATGAATCAATAGAGAATACAGAAGAAGACATACGATTAAATAAAGAAATAATCTCCCAAGCAAGTGAAATAGCTTTAAAGCAAGTTGGAATTAACGAAGAAGGCGAAAAGGGTCTTGTCGCACTAGATAAAGCAATTGCTAAGAATGACGAAGAGTTAGCTAAATTAGATAAAAAGCTAGAAGCTAATGGACAATTAACTACAAAAGAGCAAGATCGCTATGATACATTATCGGCGACAAACGAAAAACAACGAGAAGCCAGAGATTATTTACATGATGAATTAGGCATCTATAAGGATTTAAACTCTCTAGCCAATGCAAAATTAGATGCAGCAGACAAAGAAACCCAGAAAAAAATTGAAACCTGGGCAAAAACGGCTGATATAAAAGTTGAAGAAGGAAATATTGTAAAACAATTACAAGATAAAAATTCCGAATATGACAAAAGCATATCTAAAATTGAAAAGGAGGGTAAAGCCCAAGGTTTAAGTAAAAAAGAAATCGATAAACAAATCCTAGAACTCGAAGGTAAGAGGTCGATAAACGACAAAATAATCGAACAAATATTACGTGAATTAGGCGTTTGGGACCAAGTGAAAGATTCGATTGATCAAGGTACCAAAAAAGAAAAAGAAAAAGGTAAAGCTACCGACGAAACCACAGGTAAGTCTAAAAAACAAGGCGACCAGATTAGTAATAACAACAAAAAAACTGATGAAGGAATTAAAAAAGAGCAAGAACGATCTAGAGAAGCCGGTAAAGATGTCGATAAAACCGTTAATGCTCAAGATAGAGGTTCAGTTGCTAGAATCGATAGGTTGGCACAAGTTACAAAAAACAAGCGTGTAAATGCTAAAGATCATGGAACTATTGACATTTTAAATAGAAGAGCATCAGCCACTCGTAGTAAGAGGGTTAACTTAACTGCTGGTAGTTCGTTGTCTACACTTAATCGTGCTGCATCTAGTCCAGTAACAAAAACAATTAACTTTGTAGGAAAAGGTTTAAGTAAGCTTAAATTCTGGGCCAAAGGTACACCACCGGGAGGACATCCCGAAGATGGACCAGCGGTTGTTGGTGATGGTGGTGGTAGAGAATTAATAACATTACCAAGTGGACAATCGTTCTTATCTCCGGACACAGATACGTTACTTAATTTGCCTAAAGGGACTCATGTTATACCACATCGTGAAACTGAAAGAATTATGAGGTCGATGCCAAAGTATGCCGATGGTACTAATAGATGGAGTAGTCTTTTTGATTTTGAAAATGTTAAAAATAATGAATTTATGAAGTTACTAGCACTAACCAGTAAGGATAGCGAATCAAATATTAGAGTGTTAGACAATACTAAATCGTCAACGAATAAAGAGAATGGTTTCGTCAAAGACCTACTCAACGCTACATTAGAACAAAACCAGATACTAATGCAGTTATTAAATAAGAATCAAGACCTATATATGCAAGAACGTGTTGTAGGAAGTATTATGGCGCCAATTGTAGATGAGCATTTAGAAAGAGATCGAATCAGACGTGAAAAGTTTAGGGGGTGAATATGCTTGATCTTTAACGGAATATCAAAAGAATATTTAACTGTTACAAGAGGTAGGAAAAGACCAGCATGGGCACCAGTTGAAAGAGATTTTGTAACAGCTAGTGGTATGCCGGGAGCACACTTATTTGGTACAAGCACACAGGTCAGGATAATAACTGTACCTGTTTTTATTTTGGCTAAAAACTTTAGCGACTTACAAAAGCTAAAAGAAGATATGGCTGAATGGCTTATTCATGCAGATACCAAGGAGTTAATTTTTAAGGACGAGCCAGACAGAGTTTGTTTTGCTGTTGTTGATGGTGGTTTAGATTTAGATGAATTAATTCGATGGGGCGAGGGTGAAATAACATTTGTTTGCCCTGATCCATATAAGTATTCTTCAGAAGAAAAAAACATACCAGCCGAAGACATCATGATGATCAACAACGAAGGTAACGAAGCGACCGAACCAATCATAGAACTAACTGCTACTAAGAAAGCTACGTTTGCCATGGTCAACAACATGAACGATGAATACAACTTGCTTGGTTTTCCTCTCGAAGAAGAAGGTCAAGAAGAAGTAGTTGACGCTAGTCCTACTGTAATGTATGAAGATGGAACATCAATGGATGGTTGGACAACATCAGGTGTACAGGTTGATGATTATTTTAACGACATTACAGGTACGATGATGTCCGATGGTTCGGGCATACGCGCTCAAAACTACGGAACAGCCGGAGATCGTATGCGTGGTCCAGCAGTAATAAGAGAGTTATCTAGACCATTGCAAGACTTCGAACTAACAACGAATTTTGACATCATATCTAGACGTGAAATGGATAACTTTAGAATTGAAGTTTATCTATTTGATGAAGCAATGAACATGCTAGGCAAGATTGGTATTAAGGATAATAGCAGAACTAAAAATAGACGTGCTGCACTTGGTCGAGTTGGTCCATATCGTGGTGCTGGAAGAAGCAATGGTTACGCAATTGGTAAGCATAACTATATCCAAGACAATCTAGGCGAAACAACGCTAATGAATATGTCTGTAAAACGTGAAGGTAATCTATACACCTTCTATGTCGCTAGATTTAGGAATAGTAGGCATAGAACAACGTTACAGTCTACTTTTAGAGATTCTAAAAATGAATACGGTGGTAGATTAAAATACGTATCTTTGTTTGTTGGAAGCTACCAAGACAGGGCGGTACCTAACCGTTTGCGTATGAATAATCTCGAAGTTAAAGAGATAAGGCAATTAACTGTTGACCAGACTCCATACATTTTAGATGTTGGCGATACAGTCACGTTTGATCATGCGACAGAAGAATTATTAATAAATGGTCAAGATGCCATGATGATAAAAGACTTTGGAGCAGAGTTTTTCAAGTTACCCAAAGGGTATAGTCAACTTGAAATTAATCCACCAGATACGTTTACTGGTGAAGTTAAGTTTAGAGAAAAATATAAGTAGGTGATAAAATGGCAGAATTTCCACAAAATGAATGGATAGAAGTCAATGAACGTTTAGTGCCTTTGACTAAACCACAGCATTATAAAAAAGGTAGTACAACAGAAGTGGAATTAACCGGACACGATAATCCTTTGCCAACTGCAGATTATGGAATGACTGAAAGTGGGTTATGGATTCCTAAAAGAGTATCTGATGATGGGGCAGTTCATACTCAACTAACTGGGAGTATAGTGGAGGAAGTAGCTATAGTTAATGGATTAGCTTTAACAGGCACAAGTTCGAGTTATCACACAATTGATATAAGAAATTATAAAAAAATCAAACTTTATGCGCGTTCAACTGTAGATTCGGAAATAAGTTTGATGGTACGACCGTTTCCAAACACACTCAACACGACTGATTTTTGGGACGGCGAAAGGTGGGTAAATAACGATGATATGATTATCCCAGCAAGAACCCAGACTTTTTATTTAAATTCAGCATTACCTTGGTTAGACGACTTCATAGGTAGAGGTCATAATTTTAGGATTAGAGTGCAAGCAGAACAAACCCCAACTCAAGGTACATTATCGGTATTTCTTTTAGGGCAGGTGAGGTAATTGGCAACATCAACGGAAATAAAAAAGGCTGTAGATTGGGCTTTAAAACAAGAAGTTATTGAAGACGGCGTGAAGATGAAGGTTTATGATAACGGTAGAATAAATAACCATCTTTTTGTTGATTTTGTGAGGAAATATTATAACGTTAATAATATAGAGTACGGAACATTTGATTTCAATGATTTAAAACCTTATTTATGATACTCAACTAACTGTTGTCTAATGTTGAATATATTATAGGTCATTAATCGTGAATTAATAGGAATAAACTTCCTTTTATCGTATGATGTGGATAAAAGGAGGGATGATATGGACTTTAAGGCAAAGCCGGTGTTAGAAAAAGAACAGGTAATGAAGGAAATTGCAGAATACCTCACTGAAAACCGCAAAACCAGTATAGATAGTATAAGGGGTTCAATATATGCCAGATTAATAAGCGATGGAGTCATAGGGATGATAATGGAGAGAGAGCATGGAATGACAACGAGTTTTGACAGAGAAATATCAGACGAAGATGCGTTGCTCATAAATGAATGCATTTACGATTTACTTTATGATAGAGTCATAACTCCAGGAACAAGTAGCGATCTTTTAGATTTACCATTCATTCATGTAACAGATGATAATAAACTCAATAAATACTTATAAGAATTAAGCATCTCACACGAGGTGCTTTTTATTTTGCAATAAAAGAGGTGAACAAATGTCACAAACGCAATTAGCAAGTATGTTTATTGGCGGTCATACTTACACATTAGATGATGCTGAACAACTAACAGGTACTAAATCAACAATAGGAAATATCATCCACTTTACAGACGGGAAAAACGATAACATATTACAAATCGCTACCGCTAAAGATATAACGGGTAGTCCTGTTCATCATAAATCACTTAAAGATAACGTTGAAACATTTGATTTTGAACTAATCGGAGAGCGTAAATATGATGAGCATATTGTAAAAGGTAATAGAGTTATTATGCCTGGTGAATATGCACAGCAACTAGTCGAATTTACCATAGATGAAGTAATTGACGAGAGAGAACGTGGTAAAGGTTTTGAAGTGTTTACCTACGCTAGTTACCTAGACTTAAGTAAAAATGATGCAATAGAACCTTTTAGATTTACGGGTACAGCATCACAACATTTAGGACGTTCGTTGCAAAACACAGAGCATGAAATAGGTGTTGTGGAATCTGAAAGAGTTATCACTATATCTTTTGAAAATTGGACGAATCCGTACGAATATATAAGACGAATTGCTAGAGAGTTTGGTTTAGAGGTTGATTTTGAAATAATGCACAATGGATTAAAAGTTACTAATCGACTTGTTAATTTAGTTGACCAAGTAGGCGCTTGGAGAGGTCGAGAGGTTACATTCGGAAAAGACTTGCAGTCAATCAGAAGAAAAGAAAGTGGTGACATTTACACTGCTTTAATTGGACTTGGTCCAGAGCGTGAAGATGGCACCAGACTACAAGTATTAGTAGAGGACTTTGAAGCACTTGAAAGATGGGGCAGACCAGAACATGATCCACAGCATCTAATTGGTGTATATGAACCACAATCGGAACGAGAGGATATGACACTCTCACAACTACGACAGTACACGCAAACAGAGTTAAACAAGCGTAAAAATAGTGTAGTCAATTATGAAATTAACTTCCTAGATTTAGAGCATATACTTGGCCATGAAAATAAGAAGATACGTTTTGGTGACACAATCCGAATCAAAGATACAATGTATGACCCACCTTTATATGTACAAGCTCGTATATTCGAGATGAAACGCAATCCCATCACAGAAGCTGAAAAAGAGTATGTGCTGGGTGATTTTGTCGAGTTTACAGAGGATGACGTTAAGTCTATTTATCGACTGCTAAAGCGTGATTTAGCTAAAAAAGCAGGCATTGATCTTTTATTAAATTATGCAGAGCCTAAAAAAGTTGAATCTGATACAGCTCCTACAATTAAAGACGGTGAGAATCCTATATGGGTTGATACATCACGAACACCACATGTTTCTCATGTTGTTAATAATGGTGAATGGGTTAAGATGACACCAACAACACCAGCTGAGGTAGATGCTTATAACAAGAAACAAATAGATGACAAGGACGCATCTGTTTATCAAGATGGAACTATATATGCCGATCAAAAGGCGCAGGCAGAGGCAGAAGCAAAGGCAGCACAAGCATTGGCTGATGCAAAGGCATTCGCTGAAAATGCCGATAATATAAAAGAGGGAATAATTGATGTTGGCGCAATAGCTTTAAGAACATCTATAACAGGTGCTGGTATTTGGTGGGACGGGGTAAATGGATTTTACCAGACTGACGCTTTAGGTAATTATGTAACTCATCTAGATTTAGATGGTAATGCTAGGCTAGTCAATGCCTTTTTAAGCGGACGAATTGAAGCACTTGAGGGGTATTTCGGAGATAACTTACGCTTAGTCGATGGTAAAATCCAAATAGTACGTCCAGATGGGGCTATCTCTATGAATGACGGAATGATTAGACAAGATTACGCCGTTAATGGCTTTGATCCACCTTATATGACCAACGGTAGTGGGCAAGGTACGACATTTAAAGCATTTTTTGACGTGGTCACATTTTGGGATTCTAGAGATGTGGGAATGTTGGATGGTCGAGGTACCGCAGCAGGAGAAGCTCAATACTTTGATGACGTAAGGGATTCGGCTTATGGGTGGTCTGTAAGATTTCAAAGATACGAGTTTATTCACTCTGCTAGATATATAACTTTCGGCTACAGGGTGGCAGATGCCGCTAACGTGGGGTGGCACACAGTAAGATTGTATGAAGGAACAAACTTACTGTTAGTTCAGACTGTACCTGGGGGTCGAACTAATACCCCCTATTTGCCAATGACGGTAGACTTAGGTGTTCCTACGTTTGAAAGAAGGACTATAGACTTACGCATTGGTTGGACTCTGTCTAATACTGACAGGAATAAGCAAATTAGATTTAGAATCAACAGGGTATTTTTAACCGATTTTATTTGAGGTGATTGAATGGAGATAGAAACATACGATACAAGACAACCAGGTACAACGAAAGTGTTTTTTAAAGTAGTTGATGGCGATGTTTCATCTGTCATTATTGGTAATCGTGCAGTGTCCACAGATAGAGGCTATCAATTTTACGTTGATGATTATGTAGCAGATCAAATAGATAAATGTGAATTGTTTATGGATGGATTGACTCCTAAACTACGATTGAAAGAAGGGGAAACATTAGAAGTACCTGAAAAAACGGAGAAAGAACTAGAAATTGAAAGACTTGAATATGAATTGGAGAAAGCAAGAAACGCTGAATAGGCGTATTTTTATGGGGAAATACGAGAAGACTTACTATGCACATTGGGGGTTGAACATTGGATGAAAAAGAAAAGGAGCTGAACGACATGCCTATTTGGCAGAACCACGAACAGCGCATAACCACACTTGAAGTAACAACTGCAAATATAAAAAGTGAGTTTACAGAAATAAAGGATAAAATCGATAAAGGAAACACCGAACAATCTAAGAAACTTGAAGTCATCGACAATCGATTGATGGACGAATTTTTTAATAAAAAGAACAGAAACCATGAAAATATATGGAAATTAATTTTAAAAGTTACTGGTGCATTACTTGGTGCTGGTAGCTTTATTTATTTGTTGGTAGATAAAATATTTTAGGAGGATGAAACATGGACAAAGACAAATTGAAACAGTATATCGCATTTATCGGGGGTGCTCTTGGGGGCATCCTTTTCTTTTTGCAGTCATTCGGGATTGAGTTTACGCATTTTAATAACAACACGATTGATGCATTTGTATCAATGCTAGAGTCGTTTGTGCCATTGATTTTAGTTGGTTATGGGATATATAAGAATCAATATATCATCACTAAAAAAGCTAAGGAACAAGAAGTTGATTTAAAAATGAGGGGGCTAAAATAATGGCTAAACATTTAGTAATAGCTGGTCATGGTAAGCAAAAAAACAACACATTTGACCCTGGTGCAACAGGATTAATTACAAAAGGTGAACACCGATATGTAAGTGACGATTTATTTCCAGCAATGAAAAAATTCTTACCTAAAAATCATAACGTAGTATTTTTTGATAAATATAAAGTAAGTAATTACGGTAATCTTTTGTCACTGGCAAAACAATATAACGCAGATCAAGTAACCGAAGTACATTATGATGCTGCAAGTGCATCTGCAAGTGGCGGACATGTTATTATCCACAGTAGTTACAGTCCAGACAAGACCGATTTAGCATTACGTGATGCTATCGATAAAATGGTAGGCGTAAGATACAGTCATAAAGGCCATAAAGGTATTAGCGGCAGGGATAACCTATATAATGTTAATCAAGCAAGACGTGGCAATCTTACGTATCGCTTAATCGAGTTAGGTTTTGGCACCAATAAAGACGATGCTAAAATTTTAACAAACGATGTAGAAGCGTATGCAAAAGAGTTAGTTAAGGCAATTACTGGTACGTCTAATGATAAAAAGCCAAGCAAACAAAGTGGCGGTACAACTACCGTTAAACCAAGTAAGCCAACAGTTAAGCCTGTCACAACAAATAATGCCAGTAAATCTAATCTAACTGTAGACGGTAAATGGGGTAAGTCCACAACTAGAGCATTACAAAAAGCACTAAATACTCCTGTTGATGGCATTATTAGTAAACAGCCACGCAATAGTGTTAGCCAATCATTATATGGTGGTACCGTTCAATTTGGCAATGGTAGTAGTAATGTGATTGTGGCCTTACAACGTAAAGTTGGTGCTAGTGCTGATGGTAAACTTGGTCCAGTTACTGTAAGAGCATTACAAAAGTATTTAGGTACTGTACAAGATGGTGTGTTAAGCCGTCCTAGCTTAGTGGTAAAAGAAATGCAACGTAGATTAAACGCTGGTACATTTTAAATAAATAAGAGCCCCTAGCTTTGGGGCTCAATCCATTTAGAAGAAAAGGGGATGTTGATATATTTCGTGTTAGGTAACTAATATAATTTTATCGTTTCTTCTTGAATTTAGTCTTATTATATTTTCTATATTTACTTATCTCTTCGTTCGCCTTTTTGATAGTTTTGTCATCAATATTTTTAAATTCAGTAGCAATATAATCGAACAATAAAATTAATTTTATTGAGTTTTCTTGTGTTCCGTATTCTTTATCGCCACCATGTAAAATAGCGTGACGACTAACTTTGGAACCTATTAATCCCCCATGATTAAAACTAACCATTAAATTTTCCTCATAGAATTTATGAATTTCTTTATCAAATGACCACAATGTATCCGAACTATTGTTCTTCAATAAAATCCGTATTAATTTGTTTACAATCGTTCCATCAACTTTTCCTCTAATATTGAATGCATCAACTAAAGATCCTTCAAATTGAGCCAATATGGAAGGAATTGCAACGTTATACATTCCCTGATTGTGTGCCATAATAACATTTCTTAGAATAGGAAGCCTTTCCTTTATTGTATCATTTTCTTCCCATAAACCAGATATCATCATAATAAAATCATCATCATAATAATCACACATTATTTGATCAATGATTTCAGATAAGTGTTCTTTGTCATTTGTATATGCTTGAGCTATACCTCTTATTGTAGATATGTCCATCCCCTCATGAGGTGGGTAACCTAGCTCAATAATTGCGATTTTAAATACTTTCATATCTTCTTCGGTTTTTAAAATTCCCTGTTTAATTCTATTTAAAGTTATTGAAAGACTTACTGAAGGATTAGTGAACTCAAAATTTGTGGCTGCCCTTTTAAAATCTTCCGCTATAGATGTAAATTCTTGCTTCGCACTTAGTATGGGTCGTAGTGCTTCTCTAACTTGTTTAGCAAAGTTTTCTGCTATTTGATTGAAGTTGTAATTATCACTCATTTTATAATCCCCCCATGATTTATATAAATATATCCTTTTACACTACTTTCTTTAATTCTTTCTTTAAATACTTTCTTTAAGATTCGGGCTTTAATGAAGGAACTATTCTCGCTGTACACTAATTAGAGCCAAAGTTGTACCTAATTAGGATACGAACGAATATTCTCTAAAAGGATAATTATGTTCACTGATCATTGTGTAAGATGACCGTAAATCCTTATCCATTCTATAGTTGTGCGACCCTGTATTTGTGTGCAAATTTAATATTATAATGGTCTTTTGAATTTATCAAAAAATTAAGGGTTTCTCATCAATCTAAACATAACTTTCTCATTTACTAGATTCATCATCAATCTTTGATAAATCCTCGAGATATATCTTAAGTTCTTCTAAAATTTGATCTTTTGGGTATTTCTTCATTTTTCTATCAAACTCTTTATAAGCGTTTTCTCTATATATCTCATCTTTATACTTCAAGTAATAAATACTTTCAAGAATGTCTTTTCTTGGACTTTTATCATGTAATAGTTTAGCTTCTTCTATCCTGTTATTCCTTTCAGCTTCTTCTATCCTGTTATTCCTTTCTTTTATCAGTTTTATTCTCTCTTCTTCTTTTTTCTCAAGATATTCATAAAGTTCAGCTATACTGTTAGAACTAGTGATTTCTTCCATTAGCTTTGATTGTCTAAAGACGAGAGCATTTATATTCTTATTATCTAATGGAATTTCATCTATCGTTAATTGTATTTCTTTTAAAATTTTAAAGGCATCATTTGGGGTTATATATGACTTATCATAACAATGTTTTTGCCATTTCAATTCGGGTATAATTTCTAAGATATACCAATCAAACATTATCGGAAGTAAATGTGCAAATAGTCCAGGATAGCCAAATTTAAAAGAAGTTTCCTTTGTGATTAAAACGTGTAAAATAGTGTGTTCTACTAAATCGCAATAAACTAGCCTATCTTTCTTTTGATATTCAAACGGAATTTTATTTCTTTTTACAAAGGATTGATCTGATATTTTTAATTCCTTGATCTCGTCTATATGATGGCAATATAAACCTTCACTAGTTCTTGAATATTTTCCTTTTGTTATATTTTTAATTTCTCCATTTATAAACCTATCATATGAATTTTCCCTATAATAATCATCTCGTGCAAAACCATATTTTTGAAGTAAAAAATCTACTGCTTCATGATAAGTTTTCGATAGTAAATTCTTATACTCTTTATAGTTGTTCATTGATAAATATCCCCCTTTTTAAACAAAGGGCTTAATTGCCCTCTCTAATCTTCAAATAATACTCATTTAACTTTAGAGCATTATCTAAACTCATATTTCCAATGTCGCTTTCTCCTCTTGCAAACCTACTCAATGTGGTTTGTGCAATACCTGTTTCTTTACTAATTTTGTAATTACTTATTTCTTCACTTTCCAATAATGTTCTGATATTTTCTTTAATGTTCATCAACTATCATCCTTTAATTTATTTATTTCTATGTTGTATAACGATTATTAAAATGGACAGGGATACAATAAAAGAAGCTAACGAAATCCAAAATATCATATTGAAAACCCCTCTCTGAACTGTTATAGTAACAGTAAGGAGCTGTAACTCCTTACTGCTTTTGTTTGCTTATTTTTTATCTTTTTTAGATAATTTATAAGCTACAATGGCTGTTATTAGAGAGGCGGTAGCTGTGATCAATGCGCTTACCGCCTCTATTATTTTTGCCATTCCATCCAAATGTATCACCTCCTTGACTTGTTACTCTCATTATACTACCTTTTACGGTAGTAGTCAACCCTTTTATAGAATATTTTAAATTATTTTCAAAAGAAAAAGCGCTCACTAGCGCTCTGAATAATTAAACGATTTTTGTTTATATTAATGATATAAACGTACTGCTCAAGCCACTAAAATTCGATGGTGAAGGAAAGTGGTTGCTTTTACGTATAATTTTTTTGTAATCCCTCCATATACTGTGGTTGAACAGGGATTTTTTAGTCAGAGGGCTTAATTGCCCTCTTTATCTACTCTTTTTAAATCTGTAAGTATAGCATTAAGTACTTTGATCTCAGCATCCAACACAGCTAGTTTAGTTCGATTTTCTTCACTATCTTTAATTCCTCTGTTTTCTATATCAGAATTGGTGATTCTTTTCTCTAATCTTTCCTGTTTGTCCCATAATAAAGCTTCGTATGTATTAATAATGTTTTTCATGTATTAATCCCTCCATGTTTAAATTATTAACCATATATTGTAAAAATCAACCCTTTTTGACAATTTATTTTACAAAACTTACATACAAATTTAACTTGAAACAGAACGCTAGTTCCCTTATAATAAAATTTAAGGAGGGAACAAACGTGCGTAATGAATTAATGAAGTGCGTAAAGCGTAGCTCAACAATCAGAATCATGTATATGGATGATAGTGGCAATGTAACCAAAAGAACTGTTAAAGTGCTTAATATGAACAGCACTACATTTAAAGCTTTCTGCTATTTGCGTGGGTCACGTCGTACTTTTAAGATAGATAATTTATTAGCAGTTGTTTCCGTAAATAATGAAAGGGCGGTTGTGTAGTGATACATGAACGTGGTACAAAGAAGTGGACATCAATTATGTTGCCAGAACAAATAGAGATGCTGGAGCAATTGGATAGGGAACAAGATAGGAAAGAAAAGCCGATTATTGACGAACAGATGAAAGCAGAACATTATATTATGCTGCAAGATGCGTTAGAAAATGATTCAAAGATTCGCATTAAATATTATGCTAATTATGACCATATTATAGAAGAAGGTTTTTTATTAAGTATTGATGCGGTAAATGGGATTGTTTATATGGAGGAGATGAATATAAAATTTGATGATATAATAGAAGTGAATTTATTTTAACTCCTGAGTAGGGGTTATTTTTTTATGAAAAAAAGACCGCTGTTAAGCGATCTTAATTAGAATATAAATTATGTAGAAAAGCGCCTGTCCGCTTATTTTAATACTCCCCCAAAACTACCCCCAGAAGTACCCCCAAATAGATAATTATTGATACTTTATTCTAATAAGCACAATTAAAATATAAATCTTGGCTAGTATTGATGGGCTTGAGTTTTATAAAAATAAATGCTACTATTTAATAGTCACAATACTTACTTTTAGTACCTAGTCATAATGAATATGTTATGGATGTGGATATGATGAAAATCAAAAAAAATGAACGACAACAATTATTAATAGAAAAAATAGAGCAAACTCCATTTATTACGGATGAA